GTGTGCGTGAAGTTTTCTCATCGATCACCGACTCGTCGCTTAAAGCCGTAATTCAGGAGGAGGCCTATAAGACCATCCAAACTCAATTACGACTCGCGGCCACAATCAACCCATACTCACAACCCACCGACGCTGCTGATGTTTTAGAGAACTTAGGAATCATCACTAACCCATTGGCCATTGAAGCCCATACTCATGGGGCGGCGAAAGCCATTGAAAATGACATGTATAACATAGTTGCTAATTACTTGCCCAAGGAGAATCCAGTCACATTCTACTATATGAAGAAAGGCAAGCTCGGAAAATTCAGGAGAGGCCCACACCAGAATGATCGTTTTGTCAACTCCCATTTTGAGCCCAAGGACATAGCCCGCTACCCAGAGGAAACGGTTGTGGAACACCTTGAGTCCACTCCCTGCACTACGAAGCTGGCTTTCATGGGCGACACTCTCCACTTCTGGACGCCAAAGCAACTACTAACTCTCTTCAATTTTAGTCCCAAACTAACCACTCTCTACGCTACTATAGTCTTACCTATAGAGGCTACACATAGACTACCCTCTCTGCACCCCGCCATATACACTCTGAAGTACTTCGGGGATTTCTTCATGTACATCCCTGGTGGACACGCAGGCGCCTCCTACACTCACCACCAGAAACAACTAGCATGGCTTTTTGCCGGCCAAGTGTCTGGCCTAGGCATTAAGCTCACCATACAGATTCTGGAGAGTAAGGGTGCAAATCACCTGCTCATAATTCAAAGGGGTGATCTGCTCACTCCTCCCCTGAGGACTTTTGGCTCTGACTCCCCCTATGTACAAATCCCACCCATCTTCCTCCCCAAAGACCATAATATGTCTCAGCCCATTCCCACGGTGTTTGCAATGAAAATGTTCATGTACACCAAGTCCCTGAAAGAGGTCACTCCGCGTGATCTTTACGCGAAAATGAGACAGCTGCTCCCGGATAAAGAACTGGCTAAATTCTCCCCAAGCCACATTGTCCACATGATGAACTATTTCTTCCTGCTCGGAAAATTAGACTCTGTCAATCACTTTGAAAACTTGCTATCAGGGTCAATCGTCCGCAGGACATTTAAGCCACTCATCGTCTGGTGGCAGCATTTTAAGGAAAAAATCAAGGGGCCTGCTGATTTTACAAAAATCTGCAAAGCGATTCAGTGGACTAATCTCGACCTCACATACAAAGTCCAATCCTTCACTCTCAGCACATGGGAGAATTTCTTCTCGAAGCAGATCACGCCAGAAGGTAAGAACGACGAGGACTTTTCGGACTTCTGGGACCCGAACTCCTACAACCCCTTAGACTCTGTGGATGATCTAAATGCTGAGCAGCTCAAAGCCTGGGACTTCCTGCAACAGCGCAACACTGGCGCCAACCCTGAGCCCAAGTTCCATGACGATCCCCTTGAGAACAAGTCTAACAAGGAAAAATGCACTGCGGGACAAAGGGACTCCACCGAGGGCCCTCAGACCAGTCAGGCCTCCTGCTCCACCCCACACAATGACTCGCAGGCCCCCAATGAAGAGAAACCAGAGACGCAGCCACACATCACCTCACCCAAGGTTCTCACCACACCCCACGGGGTGGTGGTACGCCCTTTCCCCGCTGATCGCGACTGCGAGGAAACCTGGGAACATTTCATCATGGGCCATCTCAGGCTGTGCGACAAAGTTGGTCAGAGGCAGGTCACTCTCTATGCCAGAAATGAAAAGATAAAGACCTACAGTTACGGAAATGTAACCCACAAGGCTCAACCCTGGCCTGCTGAGCTCACGGCCATCACCAAAGCCCTTGATGTGCCTGAGGAGCATGACCACTGCCTCTTCCAGGTCTTCCAACAGGGAGCTGCAATTAACTTTCATTCTGACGACGAGCCACTGATTCAACCAGGCTCACCCATCACCACTCTTAGCATTGGGCATTGTGAACTGCTCACCAGGGATAACACTACAAAAAAAATTCACAAGCAACTCCTCTCCGGCCCCATCATCTACACCATGCCATCAGGCTTCCAGGAGACCCACCAACACTCAGTGCGTTCTCTACAAAAGAACCGACTTTCCATCACCTTCCGCACCAGTGTACACTGCAACCAAGAGGACACCCTCCCATGGCACAAGTGGCTGCCCATTCTGAATGCAGCCGGGTTCAAAGGCAATCAGAGACAGGTCAATCCCAATGACGGGTCGCTCATTCTCCCAATCTCCGACATCAAAAAACTGCCCACAGTTGAAATTGGTGACCCAGGCTTGCTAGAGGTACTCAAGAAAATCCATAGGAGTCCCACACCCTTCACATATGACCCACTCCGAGCTAAGGCTTTTGGTTCAGATGTCAAGAATCTCAGAGTAGGCGCCCTACTCCGACACCAGTCCAAAGAATGGCTTGAGAGCTTTTCCAGAAGGACGGAGAAAGACAGCCGCTCTCTTGCCCTAACGGTCATTCATGGTGCTGGGGGTAGTGGCAAGTCTCAGGCACTGCAGGACTTCCTTCGGGCCAACCCAGACAATCGCATAACGGTGGTCCTGCCCACCAATGAGCTGAGACTCGACTGGGTACGCAAACTGCCACAAGCCCATCCTTCCTCTCTCAAGACCTTTGAGAAGAGTCTGCTCGCGCCAGCCAGTTCCACTGCCATCATGGACGACTACTCCAAGCTTCCCGCGGGATTCATTGAGGCTTACATCGCGAACAACCCCGGACTGGAGTGTCTGATACTCACAGGGGATTCAAAGCAAAGCCACCACCATGAGCCTAACGACGGAGCCATGACCAGCAAACTGTCGCCATTCACTGAGACCGCGTCACTCCACTGCAGATACTACCTCAATGCCACACACCGCAACAGACAAGATCTGGCGAACATGCTCGGAGTCTACTCAGAGGTTGAGGGACGCACTAACATCACCATGGACACCACCATTCTTCCCGGCAGGCATTTGCTCGTCCCATCCATGTTCAAGAAACAAGCATACGGGGAGTTGGGACACAAGGTTTCAACCTACGCCGGGTGTCAGGGAATCACGGCGAATGAGATCCAAATACTGATTGACTCTGACACCCCAATGTGCTCCCAGCAGGTCATGTACACCGCCCTCAGCAGGGCCGTGCACGCCATTCACTTCGTCAACACAGGGATAAACAATGATGCCTTCTGGAACAAGCTGGCAGCCACGCCCTATCTCGCGGCATTTCTGAGGCTGGTCCGGGAAGAGAAGACGAAAGAGCATCAACCCACAGAAGAGGGGCCCAGTGTACCGCCCGCTCCCGAGACCCACTTCCCAGTGGAGAACGAGTCCACATTCTTTGACAAGGTCACAGACAGCATGCCGGAGAAGCATGAGAGGGAACTCTTTTCCACTCGCGATGGTTTCAGCAATTGCGTCCAGACTGAAGATCCCATCATCCAAATGTTCCCCCACCAACAAGCGAAAGATGAGACTCTCTTCTGGGCAACAATTGAGGCTCGGCTGAAGATAACGAGTCCAGAGAAAAACTTCACTGAGTTCATCTCCAAGAAGCACATTGGGGACATTCTCTTCGAGAATTACAAGCTTGCCATGGGGCTCCCAAAAGAACCAATCGCCTTCGACGAACGTCTTTGGAACTGTTGCGCGGACGAGGTACAGAGGACCTACCTGTCCAAGCCACTGCACATGCTTCAAAACGGACAGGCTCGGCAGTCCCCTGACTTTGACCCTAAAATGATCAGCCTCTTCCTCAAGTCACAATGGGTTAAGAAGATTGAGAAACTTGGCCAACCGCGCATTAAGGCTGGGCAGACCATCGCCTCTTTCCAACAAGAGGCGGTCATGCTTTACGGAACCATGGCCCGATACATGAGGCGTGTCCGCGAGGTTTTCCAGCCTAAGAATATCATGATAAACTGCGAGAAAACCCCTGAAGAGCTTACCAGCTGGGCAGCCGAGCACTGGAATTTCAATCGCAATTCATATGCCAACGATTACACGGCTTTTGACCAGTCTCAGGACGGTGCGATGCTCCAATTTGAAATTCTCAAAGCTAGGCACCATTCTATCCCGGAAGTGTACATTGAGGGCTACCTGGACTTGAAATGCTCATCCAAGACCTTCCTTGGCATATTGAAAATCATGCGACTCACTGGAGAGGGGCCCACTTTCGACGCCAACACTGAATGCAACATCGCCTTCGCCCACACCAAGCTGAAAATACCAATCGGCACTGCTCAGCTTTACGCGGGAGATGACTGCGCCTTTGACTACGCCCCAGAGGATAAGCCAAGCTTCAAAATGATCGAGACCGAGGTCTCCCTCAAAGCCAAACCAGTCATCAAAAGGCAGGTCCAAGGGGAATGGGCAGAATTTTGTGGGATGTTAGTTACCCCCATTGGCGTCATCAAGGACCCCATCAAAACATGGGCGGCACTAAAGCTTGCTGAAAAGAGAGGCGACATGAAAGATATGAGGGACAGTTATGAAAGAGATGTCTGCCTTGCCTACCAACATAAGGACGCTCTCCACTCAATCTTCTCAGAAGAGCAATCCATGGCCCA